CTTTTTGGGGAGAACCTACTCCTACTGATTTGTGGACTGACATGGATAAACTTAATAAACTTTATGATGACCTTGGGTGGGATCATACTGATTACTTAGCGTTTGAAGTGGAAGGTAATCATATCACCATTAGAAATCGATCAAGAGAAGGTAGATGATCTTTTCTTAACAATTCAAATAACTTAATTCGTTAAATACATTTTTAAATTCTATTATGAAAATCTTTCTTGACACTGCAGATACTGCTGCTATTGAAAAGCATTGGAAGACAGGATTAATTGATGGTATAACTACAAACCCATCTTTGATATTAAAAAACGGACAAGACCCTGAAGTTGTCTATCAGAAGTTAGTTGATCTTGGTATACCTGACATCAGTATGGAAGTTGTGGGTACTGCTGAAGAGATGGTTGCTGAAGGCCGTAGACTTGCTGAGAAGTTTGGTAAGCAATGTACTATTAAAGTTCCTTGTACTCCTGATGGACTTTCTGTATGTGCTCTTCTCTCTAGAGATGGTATCAAAGTAAATGTAACTCTTATCTTCTCACAATCACAAGCAATCCTTGCAGCAAAGGCAGGAGCAGCATATGTATCACCATTCGTAGGACGTGTGGATGATAATTCGTTTGGTGGTCTGTGTCTTGTTAAGGACATTGCCAAAGTATTCAGAGAGCATATGGTAAGGACTGAAGTTTTAGCAGCATCTATCAGAGAAGTCAGACCAGTCGGCAGGGCGTTTGAGTATGGGGCTGACATATGTACGATACCCCCAAAGGTTTTCGAGGGCATGTACAAGCATATACTAACCGATAAGGGACTCGAATTGTTTGACCAGGACTATCAGCAGACGTTGGAGACTCTAAAATGAATGACGTGTTAAACTTTTGTGTCTTTTCTAAGGATGGTTGTAAGTACTGTTCAAAGATCCAACAAGTCTTAAAGTTAGCAGGTCTAAATTTTGTAACGTATAAATTAGGAAAGAACTTCGATCAACAAAGTTTCTATGGTGAGTTTGGAGAGGGAGCACATTTCCCTCAAGTAATTCTCAACGGAAAGAAACTTGGTGGATGTACAGATACAGTAAAATATCTGAAGGAGCAGAAATTAGTTTAATTAAATGTCACAGAATTTCGAAGAAGTATATTATGTTATAGAGGAAGCAATTGAGTTTGCTTTTAAGGGACAGTTTGTGGTAAAATTATATGAGTACTTCAAGGTAAGAGGAGTAAGTAAAGTAGAAGCAGAACAATTCCTTAAAAGTTCTACTGTCCATGAGATTGGCTCTCTTATCGTTGAACTCAATGAATATATTAAGGGAGGTAAGGACAACGAACATCAACAACTGAGGGAGGCATATCACCATATCCCTAAACCTCAAGCAAGAAAGATAGTTGCATATCTTACTTGCATACTAGAAGATGCAGTGAGGTATTCCCATGACAAGCGAAGAGGAAGAAAAAAGCACTCTAAATAATGACAAACCCGAAATCAATAAGGGTGTGGAATTATTATTACGAAACAGGAGGAAGAAACCACAACCGAAAGTATTTCAGTTAGAGTTTTCTTTCTTAGATAGAGAGATTACTTTTTACTTAGATATCAAGAAAAAATAATAACTCTCTGGGGGTAAACCATCATGGAAATGACCGTAGTAACTTTGGCACTAACAACTTTAGTATCATTACTTGCATTATTAGTAGGAGGTATGATAGGATGGATAGCAAGACAACACTCTTATGAAACAACCCCACAGGTAATCTATACTCATCCAGAAATGTTTGATGAGAATGGCAACTTATCTGCCGATGAAATTGTAGCAGTTCGATTTGAAAACAATTATGACAACGACACCGAAGAAGACGACGACTAGGAAAAAACCTGTCGTTAATAGGGTTAAACTCCCACCTAATCCTTTTATTCATGAGATCTTTGAACTTGCCAGTGAGCAAAAGACAAAGGCAAAGAGGGTTGCTATTCTTAAAGAATATAGAGATGACTCAGTAACTGCTGTACTCATATGGAATTATGATGTGAAGGTAGTCTCTGCTGTACCAGAAGGTGTAGTACCTTTTAAGCAGAATGACGTACCAGTAGGGACAGACCACACATCTTTACGTAGAGAGTGGAAGAACTTATATCATTTTATTAAAGGTGGTAATGATAGTCTTTCAGCAATCCGTAGAGAGACAATGTTTATTCAGTTGCTTGAAGGACTTCATCCAAAAGAAGCAGAGATTATTTGTTATATTAAAGACAAAGATTTAAAGGCACTTTATCCAAAGATTACATTGGATGTTGTTAAGGAGGCCTTCCCAGATATTGGTTGGGGTTTACATAGAGGATCATGACAGAAAAAGTGGAAGCAGAAAAGAAACTACAAGAGAAACCAGAGAAGCCAGCAAAACCAAAATCAGCCTGGTCATCTGATGAACGAAAACTGATTTCCAATTATGGATGTCAGTTATTAGCAGAGGATGCTACTGAGGATCAACTAAAGGATAAGAAACTTCCAACTGATACTAGTATTGTATCATATGTTGTTGAAGGTAAGGTTCTTAAGGATCTTTGTAGAGGATCTTTAGTTAAGATCTTTGATCTCTATTATGATAAGTTTGGTAAGGGTTCTGTTCAAGGAATTGATTTTGGTAATGGTACTCTTAACCCCTCGCAATGGGGATATAAACCACCTGAAAAGAAGAGGAAGAGAAAGGTATGAATGATGAACTCCTTAGAGCCCAGATAAATGAACTCATTAGAGATGAGATTCAGGAGGGCATTAATGATTACATAGATGATAAGGATGCACCTGCCACTCCAAAGGGGTTTGGTGGGTTTGTTAGTAAGGAAGAAGAAGGAAAAGAGTTGAAGGTTAATATACCCAATGATGAAGTAGATAAATTGATTAAGAAGTATAAGAAGATTAAGAGAGGTCAGAAGTCTAATCTCGGACAGGTAAAGAGACTTGGTTTACTTGATAAGAATGGGAGACCATTATGAGTGATAAACCAAAACCAGGAAGTTACATAGACACTCAGGGTATGGGTGGACCTATGTCTCCCGAAGAAGCAAAGAATGCACAGAAGCAGGAATATAAACCTGCTACGGTAACACCAAGAAGAATACATACCCCTGAGATTGCAAGGGAGTTAAAGATTCTTATCAATGAAGTGCTAGATGAACGTGAGTATAAGAAGAGAATGGCAGGAGCATATGATAATGTGAAACCATTACCTGTATCTTACTTTGACACTGAGCATTTCAAGCACACAGTAATAGAAGAAGAACCACCTTATGAGGATTGGAGCCAACCATGACACATAGTTACCAGAATCCTTCTGACCATTTTGATACTTCATCAGTGGAGTCGGATAGTTCTGGAACGGTTGATGAGCATGGGTTTACAATTAGACCACCCATCAGTGATAGGGAGTGTATCTATAAGTGTTTAGATAATTCTAGGCAACTTGCTGGTCTTGATAGGAAACAGGTTGCAAGGTTATGTAAACAGTTTGAAGTTGAGAAAACAGATGAAGAAATAGAGAATGAGTATCCACCATTATAGGTGTGAGACTGGAGACATTTCTTGCAAGTCCTAATCATAAGGACTATAACTAATCTATACATCCGCTTAGAGAAAAATGAGACTTGGCGTTATGTGTTCTGGTAACGGAACTAACTTCGAAAACATAGTCCGTACCTGTAGAGAGGACGAAGTTGTAGTGATGGTACATAATAAGAAGAAGTGTGGAGCAGCAAAGAGGGCAGATAAATTGGGGATACCATCTACTCATATCAAGAGTAGTAATGAAGAATTAATAGTTGATGTTATGAGAGCATGGAAGGTGGATCTTATTGTCCTTGCAGGATGGATGAGAATAATAACTCCCAAGTTAATTGATGCATATCCCAATCAGATTATAAATCTTCACCCATCATTACTCCCTAAGTATAAGGGACTCCATGCAATAGAGAAAGCATTTGAGAGTGGAGATGAACTGACGGGAGTGAGTGTTCATTATGTGAATGAGGAATTAGATGGAGGTGAAATTATATTACAGGAGGAGGTTCCCATTCTCCCCAAGGATGATATAGAATCATTAACGAAAGCAATACAACGAAAAGAATATTACTTACTACCAAAGGCAATACAATATGTTAAGCAAAGACAGCCGGTTGAGGCTCACTGAAATCTGTTGTAGGATGAGATTGGGTCGTCCTGTAACCTTATTGGAACGGATATGGGTATATAAATTGACAAGAGCAAACAAATCTGCAGCAGGTATTGCTGAAAGATTAAGAAGACCTTAAAATAGTATTACATTATACAAAGTTAATTGCATAGATAGTATATGTGTGTTATTATTAACACATCGTTCAACCCATAAGGGTCGCAAGTAAGTCGCGGAACGGAGCGTTCATCCCTATGATACCCATCCTTCTAGCATCAACTCTCTCTTGCTCAGATGCAGAATCTCTCATTGAGAAATTTACTACGAGAAATGTTCCTCAAGAACAGAAGGTTGAGTTGATTGAGGTCGTTAAGACCAATAGTGAAGCTGGTTGTTGGGACGCAAACGACTAAAGGAACGGATTAAAAACCCAATTACTTTAGGAGTAACACAATGGCACAAGTAACCTACCGTGGTATCAAGTATGATACTAATGACAAGCAATCTTGTCAGAAGCAAGTCTCTGAACTCACATACAGAGGCATCAAGCACACAGAATCAAAAGTTGTGTGTGCAAGGTAAGTAACTGACTTACATACACGTTGAAGAGGAGTGTTTGACACTCCTCTTTTTTTGTCTTATAATTAGTGGGAAAGAGATCAACATGGACAAAGGAAAATTAAAAGTCTTAGTCATGGCTCTTAAGGAGATCGTTGAGGAGTTGGAATCTGAAGTTTATTCAGATGTCGAAGCCTATTCTCCCAAAAACTATGATGAGATAGTAAACCACCTAAAAGATTACGATGAGGTCTTTGAAGATGACGATGGATACCCAGATTGATATGAAAGAACAAGTAAAACTGGTTAGTGTTACACCAGATGCAGAAAAGACTATGGCATATATTGCTAGGGTTTCTAATCCAAATAACCAGGACAACGAAAAGTTTGCTGGTCTATTGGGGTATTGTATTAAGCATAATCATTGGTCTGTGTTTGAACAGTCCTCTATGACCGTAGAGATAGAGACTACTCGTGCTATTGCTGCACAGATACTACGTCATAGGTCCTTTACATTTCAAGAGTTCTCACAGAGGTATGCCGACAGTAAACTTCTTGGTAAGATTGATCTACCAGAACTTCGTAGGCAGGATGATAAGAATAGACAGAATAGTATTGATGATTTGGATGTAGAGGAAGTAGAGAAACTTAATAGACAGATGGAGACACTATTCAGTTCTGCTTTCTCTTTATATAATCAGATGCTTGAGGTTGGTGTTGCTAAAGAGTGTGCTAGAATGGTACTACCTCTTTGCACTCCTACAAGGATCTATATGACTGGTTCTTGTCGTTCTTGGATACATTATATTAATTTGAGATCATCACACGGAACTCAGAAAGAGCATATGATTATCGCAGAGAAATGTAGGTCTGTATTTACCGAACAGTTTCCTGCAGTATCAGAAGCCCTTGGTTGGGTCTAAATAAATTTACGATATTATCTTATTAT